GAACTAACTGTGTTCAGCGGTGACAATGTTGGCCGTAACATGGACAGCGAAGACAAAACAGAATGGTACGAGTTTCAGCATCAATTGAAAAACTTTGCCACAAAGAATTTTATGACATTTGGTAGTCAGAATATCAACAAGCTCAAATACAGTATGCAAGGGCAAGCAGCCCTTAAAGAAGGCCTGTGCGAAAGTTGGAACGGCACAAAGAATGTCAGTTGGAACGGTGGTCCTGATTCTGTTCGACTGATGATACGTCACAAGCGTCCAATGGGTGTCGACGAAGCTAGATTCCGTCAGGTAGAAAGTCTGTTTGTAGAAACCGCAGATGGTGAACGCTACCGATTGCCATTCCGCAATCTAGTTTCGTAATTTGGCCGGCGGCCGGGCCATGGTCGAACATGTTCGCCAAGGCGGTAAGCCATATGACATGCGCGGCCACCATATTGCTACCATAATTGAAGAACTCAATGTGCTGAGTCGTTTCCGCAGAGCCAGCAAAGGTCAAGTGTTTGAAGGCGACACAGCTAATTTGGTTGCAGAAACCAATCGCTATTACGAAACAATGTGTCGAACTGTAAAGGGTCTGTCATCCAGCAAAGGCTACAATAGCTATTTTGAAAGCTGGAATCCTGGCAATATAACTGAACAAGATTTGATCATTGAAGATATCAAAACATTATTCGTGCAAGAAACAATTGATTCACGAATTGAACAGGCCTTACCTATCCTGGCCCGCATACAACAACAAGGAACCGCTATGAAAGAAGCAAACATATTTGAAGCCTGGGCCGAACGCCTGTTAGAAGGCACATGGGCAACACCAAATACCCCGGAACAAAAACAACAGTTGATTGAGCTGCTGTCACAAGAATTGCCAGTTGGTGCCGATGCTACCAATGCAACAGAACAGTTGTACGATTTGTTTGGCGATGACGAACTGTTTGATCAGTTGCAAGAATTGGCCGAGACTGATCCCGACGCCGATGCTCGTGAAATAGTCATTGCTCGTATGACAGAATTGGCCGACAGCGGATCAGATCCTGATCTTGAGGAAGTACTTGCTGCGTTGGAACCCACAGTGCCTGAACCACAAGCTGTGCCCGGCCCTGAACCAGTGGCCGAAGATGATGAGTTAGGTGAGGGAATAGTTGACACCGTTAAGCAAGGGGTCAATAAATTAACTGGTTATAAGGTCAAAGTCAGCCCTGACGATCAAGTATGGATTGCTGGAACAACAACTGGTTATTATACTGGGTCTAACTCAAGGGAGCGTGAACAACAAACTTTAGAAAAGTTGAGTGACGAATTAAAAAAACAGGGAATCAAAACATCAGAGATTAGATACACAGATGGCGCCAGCAATGAAAAATTCACCGGTGACAAATATCCTGCTGCTTGGTTCATTAAAGTAGTCAAGGGGCAAGCACAAACAGTATTGGATATGCTAAAAAATAATAAAATTCCCGGTTATACGGCTGCTTCACCGTCACTCAGTTACCCATCCGGTAAACCTCCGAGTTATAGTCACTCTCAAGATGGCTTGGGAGGTAATCCTAAAAGCGAGAGCATAGAGCAAGGTGTGGCGGGGGATGCTGATAATAAATTCAGCGTAGCTGATAAAGTTGAAGAATTGGTTAGATATTATAAACTTTTTGATAAAAGAGGATGGACCGACTTGTTTACAAAACTTGCGGGAAGAAAACTTGAGGTTGCGGAAATTCGCCGCGAAATGGAATATGCTTCAAAATTTCTTGATTTACTTGATAGCATAAGAATGAGGTCAGACTACCGGGGACAACAAGATCCTAAAAAAGATCAAGAACTTATTGACTTATCTAACCAATGGCTTAGCCTGTTCAATAAAGCCACTGATGAATTCAAAACAATGAGTGGCCAAGGTGTGGCAGAAGGCATGGTCAAAGGAAAATATGGTAGAGTGTTGGATGCTTTAGGACTATACTATCCACGCCTTAGCATGGAAGAACTCAATGTGCCCGGATATCATAAAGTTGTTGCAGATAAAGCCAATGTTCCAGTAGAATACGCAGCACAAGTTATCAACGATTTTGTTCGTGCCAATGATCCAGACGAAGACGAATTTGATGACTTTAATGATGACGAGCAACGTATGGCGGAATCTGCAGAACTCAACACCATGCTGAAGTATGCTGGCGTGCCAGTGGCTGAAAGCCGTGTGCTAGACGAGTCAGGTGAAACAATCGATCACATCTTGAATCGTTTCAAACACGAAGTCAAACAGTTTGAACAAGGGCACGACTTGGATTCTGACCTGTATGAAGCTCTGTTTGATTACTATTCGGATGCAGGTGAAATGCCTTATGGTGTTGCCAAAGCTCGCACAGGCGATCCAATGGTCTGGGTCAGCGACAAACTGGCCGATCATCTTGGTGTCAACGAAGGATGGAAGGGTGCGATTGCTGGCGGCCTAGCAGGCGGCGCACTGGGCAGTGTAGTACCAGGGCTTGGTACATTGGCTGGCTCGGCCCTTGGTGCCTACGCTGGACATAAACTAGGAGATGAAGGATTTAAAGATCCGGACGCAGAGTACAAAAAGGCGCAGAAACTCAAACAAACACCACCGGTGGCCGAAGGCCCAGTTGGCAGTGTATTAGGTGGCCTGGCTGGCGCAGCACTTACCAAAACACCTGGCGGTGCAATGGCAGGCGCTCGACTGGGCAGTGCTGTGGGAGATGCAATGTCGGGCGGCGAAGAAACAGACGAAGGTCTCCTCGGCGCTGCCGGTGGTGCAATACTTGGAGGCATGGCGCTTGGCCCATTGGGTGCTCTTGGTGGCGGGTTACTCGGTAGTGAAGTTGGTGAAGGTCAGCACACACAACATGGCATGGATGCCAATGCGAGACGTGATGATTACGAAGATGAAAAATATGCAGACCTAACGCCAATGAGTTTTCGACAAGACCCAATTCAGGCAACTACAGATCGTGCTCTCAAGTACAGCGCACAAGGCGTAAACAAACTGCGTGATCTGTTCCGAGAAGACGAAGAGACAGTAGTTGAGAATCAGGACAAATTTTCGGCCTTGAGCGGACAATACGGGCATTCGGGCAAACTGCAAAAGTTTGATGATGTTGAACAGGATGTGCTGGCCAGACTCAAACAACTGTCCGGAATGATTAGACCAATGTAAATTTGTCATTAGAACAACCGCGTCATAAATACTCTTGACGCTAACACTAAAAGCGTGTACACTACATCAGTGCATACGCTTTTTTCTTTAGTATCACAGGCAACTTTAAAAACATTTTACAACACTTTGAAAGGCAATTAAAATGGCAACATCACTAGCAGAAATCCGAGCAAGACTCGCAGCATCCGAAGGCAACAACAAAGGTGGTTCATCCACTGGTGGCGATAACGCAATTTATCCACACTGGAACATGGAAGAAGGATCATCAACTACACTACGATTCCTCCCCGACGGCAACACCAAGAACACATTCTTTTGGCAAGAACGAGCAATGATTCGTTTGCCATTCAATGGTATCAAAGGTGAGATGGAATCAAAACAAGTTTATGTCCAAGTTC